AGTCCGAGAACACATCTTCCAATACTTGACTAGAATGTGATTTTCTCTTTGATGGTAAACCTGACTCAAACCGTATGATGTCGTAATCTTCTTGACTGGCTTGATTGTTTTCTGCTCGAATGATTGCATCTTCTAGCAACCGTTGTCTCTCTAAATGGAATTGAGAGTATTCTTCCTGACTCATATATCACCTCATAAGTTTAATGGTTTATCTAATAAATCTACAACATACAACAGTTACTACAATACACTACTTAATCAAGTTACACAATACATTTTTTAATGTATGTGTGTTGTATTTAAGTCACAGGTATACAAGTACGGACTAGACTCCCTATTTACTTTTCAAAATAGAGAACGTCTTTGTTGTCATCGACATTAGAACCTAACTGCTTGCATACTTCAGGTACAGAAAATTAAGCATATAAAAACCAAACCCCTTATATGTTATATACGGGAAATGAGTCTTTTTTTTAAAGACTAACACCATCGTTTATCAGGTTATAGATTACCTGTTTATCCCTATTAACTGTGTCATGTCGTTAGGACGGACTGGGTTACAAGTCCCGAAGATTACGGATGTAACTCGGCAATAAAAAAAGCCCTTAGGGTATATCTTAAGTTCGTAACAGCATAAGAAAATAAACTGGCTTACTTTCCTATGCCCTTAAAATATACTCTAAAGGCTTTGAATACTAACGGGTTACGATTCCGTAATGAGATAAATACTACAAAAAAAAAGAGAGACTGTCAAGTCTCCCTATAAATAATCGTATGTGCGTAAGGTAATTACAAACCTAACTGGGTCAAAAACCTACCTAACCATATTTGAAAACGATTATATGGCATCGGTACAGGTTCTAGGTTACTTGTATCGGTCGTTCTTAAATACTTCCATTGTCCAGAATATCCACTACTGATTAAGTTAATTCCTTTTCTATCTTCAAATCGCATATAAACCCCCTACATTGAGTTAAAAGAAAAGGGGTAATACATACCCCTATGAAATGATAATAATTGATTTAAAGACTATTTAAAAGATTCCTCATAATCTTCGATAGTCTCTATTTCAGTTTCAAGAATAGTTACTTGGTCAGCATCATCAATATCTAAGTTACCTAATAACTTGAAAGCCTCTTCCCTAGAATCAGCTTCTATTGTTGTTATTACTTCAATGGTTTGTTTAATAATATATTCCATGATTAAAACCCCTTAGAATAAATATAAACAAGGGCAAGTAATACCCCTAAGAATATGGCAAAGATTGTGCCAAGTGCGTATTCAATAAATGTTTTCATCTTATCCCCTTATACATTTAGGTTTACATACCATGAAGCCGGTATCTGTTGAACCGGTTTAAAGTAGCTTCCACTATCTACAAATTGAATAGCACCAATAGAAAACTCTCTACCGGTAGAGAATGGTATTTGTAAAGTAAAAGTAGCATTGTTGCTAAAGTCTTTAACTATAATCTTCCTAGATGGATTAGATTGTTTTGTTTTGTAACGTCTCATAGTAATACCCCTAATAAAGTTAGATAATGATTATCAAGTGATAATCCGGTAGATACCTATAATAAGTATCTACCAGCTTATTGCACTATTAAGCCGCTTGCTCCATCGCATTAAATCCTACAATGTAATCAGTAGATTTTTGAGCGTATGCACTTGCTTTAAATATCATCTTATTATCATTTTTGAGAGCTTGTAACCATGATTGAATATAACCTTCATGTCTAATATCACCCTTAACAGCATACTTTTCACACAAAAATGCACTACCTAGCTCGGCGATTAACTCCTCAAAGGCGTATGCCGTATCACCAAATCTCTTACCCTTAGTACGGTCTAACCGGTGTTTAGCTCCACTCCAATGTGTTAGCTCATGTAATAAAGTAGCATAATAATTAGATTCACTATTAAAATCTGATTTAATTGGCATATTAATAAAATCATCATCTCTTTTGTAATATGCACTGTTTCCACTATGTCGGATAACAGCTCCCGTATTGCTTACCATGTTATCAATATCTACATTATTTAAGAATGGTTTAATCTCATTCTCACGTTGTTTTATCTCTATACCCTCTACTTGCTCGGCATTGAATACATAACTTGTATTGAATACGCAGTTATAAACACTTTCTATCTCGCCTTGCTCATTCTTTTTAACGCCAGAGACGGGTTTATAAAATACAATTTGAGTCCCTTTCTCATGTAGCTTTACGTTAGCTCCTAAATCTTTCCACTGTTTAAATGATGCCCAGATATTAGACTGATAACCTGACATACCTAAGATAATACGGTTGATGCCGTTGTACTCATTACCTGTTTTAATGTTTCTATCTAGAGTGTTTTCTGTATGCCAAGGTTTAATCCAAGGTATTGAACCCTTTTCTAGATTCTCAATAATTCTATTTGTAACGATGTCATAAATTGATTGTTGCATGATAAAACCCCCTAATAGTAATAAACCTGATTGTTTGAAGTACTGCTAAATATAATTATATACCTATAATATTATAAAAGCAATATACTTTATTCTTATAGGTTTCATCTAGCTTATAGTATAAGTAATATAAGATAGTCTATAGAATTTTATAGTAGTTATCTATTAAGTTATATATCAGGTATGAAATTAGGCTTAAGGAAACGATGGATATATAGCTACTATCTCCGCTATGAGAATATATATATGGGTTAGGTTAAACGTATAACTAAGCTATAAATTAAGCTAGATTAATGTTATATAGCTCCAATATGGTTATGGGATAGGATAAAACTATTCATTCTCTAGTTTCGATGATGGAAAACTATGGTTGGGTTTGGTTCCTGTAGGTGCGAGACCCCCAACTGTCTCCTCCCCAAAAAAAATATGGTATATTTGGTTTTATGGAGGATATAGAGATGAAGATTAATAAGAATATACCGATACCTGATAACAAGGTAAGAAGAAGTTACCCATATAAAGATATGGAGATAGGTGATAGTTTTTATATAGATGGTTTAGGATTATCTGTAGTATGTAATAACAACTATAGATATGGAAAGAAGTTAGGGATGAGGTTTATAGCAAGAAGTGAGAATGAGGGGGTGAGGGTATGGAGAACGGAATAAGGGGTAGGATTAACTTTGTACAGGAGGTAGCGGATAATGATGCGAAGGCACAGTATATGGACCGGTGTACGAAGATGAATTGGAATCAGTTGTTTGCTGAACTGATACGGGTACATCAGGAGAGTGCGAGGTTATTACAAGCTGCGTATGATGAGTTAGATAGAGTGAATGAGCTTTTGAATAGGGATAGTGATGGAGAGGGGTTTGATAGCGAGACAAGCCACTGAAGAAGATTATTTGGCATTGCATGATAACCGTTTGGAGTTGAAGATGGATATGCAGAAGGTGCTGGGATGTTTTAGTGCAAAAGAGAAGCATCAGCTTGTTGATGAATGGAAACGAAAGTATAGTAAGCGTAAGGTAGAGGAGTTAATACGCTTTGCCAAGAACAAGAAGGTATGTTATGCCATCGCACATTGGGATGTTGAACACTTTAAACGTACAAGAAAATGAACTTTAATTTAAATAACTTCTATCGGTTCTGTGACCAGCTCTCTGTTGAGACAAAGGAAGATGGCTTAAAGAAACTAACAAAGCGGTTAGGGACTCAGACGTACGTCATGGATGAGATTGCTAAAGGTCTGGCGGATGATGTTCACTTCTTTGTTATCCTTAAAGGTAGACAACAAGGTATTACTACCATTTCTCTAGCCTTAGATTTATATTGGCACTTCATTCATCCGGGCTTACAAGGTACTTTAGTGACCGATACGGAAGAGAATAAAGATATGTTCCGTGGTACTTTGACAAACTATATGGAAGGATTACCACAAGCGTATCGGATTCCAATGGTAGCCCATAACAGAAATGGATTATCTCTCAAGAACAGGAGTCGTCTCTTTTATCAGGTGGCAGGACTTAGAGCAAAGGGTTCCCTCGGCAGAGGGAAGGGTATCACTTATCTGCATGGTACTGAGACATCCTCATGGGGAGATGAAGAAGGATTAGCGTCTTTGTTGGCTTCTTTAGCGGAGAACAATCCAAAGCGTCTATTTGTCTTTGAATCGACTGCTAGAGGCTTCAATATGTTCCATGATATGTATGTCACTGCCAAACGTGCGAGAACGCAGAGAGCTATCTTTTGTGGCTGGTGGAGGAATGAGTTTTACTCTGCAGACCCAACAAGTAATGTATATAAGACGTATTGGGATGGAAAGTTAACCGTTGAAGAAAAAGAGTGGACCAGAGACATTAAGAAACTTTACAACGTAGAAATCAATTCCCGTCAGATGGCTTGGTGGAGATGGAAACTCTACGAAGGAATTAAAGATGATGCCCTCATGTATCAGGAGTTTCCTCCAACAGAGGACTACGCTTTCATTATGACCGGTAGTAGTTTCTTTAGTAATGCAAGATGTACCGATGCAATCAAGATGGCAAAGAAGATTCATCCTCAACACTTTCGATATTCTTTCGGTGCTAACTTTCAAGACACACAAGTCATTAAATCTACAGATAGACTTTCTACTCTTAAAGTATGGGAAGAGCCGATTGATACAGCTTTCTATGTGATTGGTGCAGACCCAGCCTACGGTAGCTCAGACTGGGCGGATAGATTCTGTATTCAAGTCTTTAGATGCTATGCAGATGGTATGGACCAAGTAGCGGAGTTTGCAACATCAGAACTCAACACGTATCAATTCGCTTGGGTGATTGCCCACCTAGCAGGAGCCTACAAGAACAGTACACTTAACCTTGAAATCAATGGTCCGGGTCAAGCAGTTATCAATGAGATGCGTAATCTCAAACGTCAAGCGGCAGCGATGAAAACAGCGATGGGTAAAGATTTGATGGATGTGTATGCGTCTATGTCCAACTATATCTGGAGACGTAATGACACCCTTGGTGGACCAAGTAACAGTATTGGTTGGTTAACTACCAGTGCAACAAAAGAGAGGATGCTCACCTACTTTAAAGACTTCTTTGAAAGAAACATGATGCAAACTCTTAGTCTGGATTTAATTGAAGAGATGAAAACCATTGTTCGGGATGGGGGTAGTATTGAGGCAAGTGGACGTAACAAAGATGACAGAGTCATAGCGGCAGCGTTGGCAACAGCGGCATTTGCTGAACAAGTACAACCACGACTCATTCAACAAGGGATTACACGGTCTATCTCTCAGAAACAAGAAGAGTACACACCAGAACAAATTGCAGTAGGTCGTAATGTCTCAGACTATCTCAAGCGTATCGGAGTGTATTCGTAATGGATGCCATCATTCCACAAAGACAATTACTGATTGAAATAAAACGGTTTGTGAAAGACAAAGCAAGAGGTATTTCAGTGGAAAACTTTTCTGACATAGCCGGCATGAGTGCTAAACATTTTAGAGATGTGTTTATTGAAGAACTCCATCCAATGACCTATAACGTACAGGTAAGGGTATCAAGAGCCTACCGTGCCTACCAAAAGGGTGAGATTGTTGTTATGCAAAACAGAGACAATACACGGTTTGCTCAATACCGCAAAGAAGCCAAGCCGCACTATGTCCGTAGCACCGGTTTACAGGTTGTAGATGGTCAGATTAAAATTAAAATAGGTATTCGTAACGCAGCAGACTATTCGCAAGAGAATTTAGATGAACAGCTAGGGGGAAACAATGGCTAAGGTATTACACGACTACAAATGTAGTGAACATGGTTACTTTGAGGGGTATAAACCCATCTGTCCCATGAAACAGTGTCAAGGTGAAGTCCTTGTTGTTTTTTTACAAGCACCGGGTTTGGTGAGTGATAAGACAAAAAAGAACGATAAAACCTTGAAACAATTGGCAATTGACTTTAAGATGTCAGATATTAAGTCAACCCGTGAAGGTGAACATCAAGCCGGCTATTTGGCGAAGTATGGTCCAAAAGAAGATAAAGTCGAGCGAATGCCCGATGTTCCACGTGAAGCAAGACCGGGTGACAGTGCAGTATGGGGTGGGGGATTCCAAAACCTCAATATGGCGAGTATATTATCAGGAAGAGCTG